ATCCGCTACTTCTTGGAGGGCGGCTACCCATTCCTTCTGGTGTGGTGCAGGCTCGAACCCATACACGAATCGGAGAAAGTTTGCGAATGACCGGCGAGCGTCTTGTCCTTTGTGCAGGAGGGCCTTAGTCTTATCACTAATCTGTAGCTGCACCGCGCTCTAACAATTCGTCTACCTCTTCGTTGGAGGAGGCTTCGAGTTCACGGGCCAGGGACGACAACGCTTTTGTTTCAGGGCTCTCATTTCCGGAACCAGCAGTAGGCTTAAGTACCTTTTCAAGGGCCCAGATTGCGGCCTTGAGGCGGGAGGGGACTATGCCCCGTTCGCCTCCTCGTTTGGCTATATCTAGAATAATATTGGTATTCTCGACTACAGATTCCCGGAGTAGGACTATGGCTTGGCTAGTTAAATCTTGTCGAAGTTCAGCAATCCTCTCACGAACTTCTGGCCTCTTCATCCAGGCCGTGGCAGTCTGAGGAGTCTTGTTAACCTCTCGGACGGCGCGGGCCTGACTCCAGCCTTCTGCGACTAGGAGGCAGTATTTCTCCAGGGCTGGTTTAAGCATTAGATAAATCCATGTCCTATTCGTAAGTAATTTTGAAAGCTGAGTTTGCGGGGTATTAGAAGAGAAAATCGAAAGTAACACCAGCCCTCAAATAAGTAGTCGAGGCTCCAGCCACAGTGATTACAGTTTGTATACATAGGAGTTAATCAATTCTAGAATCAGCTCTGAGTCCCAATCCCCAACGAAGGAGTATGGGGCAATAATGTCGCAGTCTCCGGCACAAAGAATCGGGTTGAAGTCTGCACGAAGTCCCCAACCTATACAGTACGCTCCGGACATAAACGGGCCGGGCACCCAGTTGTGTCGTCGAAGTCTAGGCCGTAGCATTTGTAATCGCCTCCTTGTAATATATCTTCTTAGATTATAACATATCCGAAGAAGTTTGTCAAGTGGGCGGGATTGGTTCCCCCTCGTGCTCCCCCTCCGTTCTCTTCTATCTCTATGATAACACATATTCCGAGGTTTGTCAAGTCCCCATCCCTGTGTGGCTGGGGTAGAAAGTGTTAGAATTTTTGGGGAGTGGGCCCCTGATGGCATGGGGAATATTCAGCCGATTTATGTCGTAGTGACCACCCTTATATATACACACACCCACCAACACGGGGTCTGATTGAGCGCCCTGGCCCCACACTTCCCACACCTAGCCCCGAATCTCCCCAGAAAAAAGTGAGTATAGGTATAATGATATTGGCCTGAAACTATCCGATGCTAATACCAGTTCCTACTGTGCCGAGCCGTGCTACTCCGCGCTGAGATACACACAGAACCAGTCCGCCAACTACATAGTTTCTTCTATATTCGTTCGTAAGCCCGCAACGTTTCGCTTGACTGAATCATCATACAGGCAGAACATGCACCTAGCACCTTGACAACCAAATACAACGAACCCAACCGCTAGTTACTGTGTGGCACGTTCCACTGTAAAACGCGGGCGTCTCTAAATCGCCCTCGTAGGAAGGAACCCACATGGCAACACGCACGAAGGTTATCAACGCAGTGGATAGCACCGTCTCTGTCACGCAGATACGGCTGCAGACCCACTACGGGAAGAATCACGATAAGGCCGGACAGCCTTGTATGTCATCGACTGACAAGGCAATGACAATCGCCTACGTGGTTCTTTCCAACGGTTTCAAGGGAACGGCATTCTGTGTCGCCCCGAAAACCGGCTAGTAACAAGGGTGAGCGAGACGAAGATTTGTTCTCCTTGAAGACATGGGCGGTCATCCTCGCAAAGCAACATGATGCCCGCACCATAGCAATGCTCGCTCTCCCACCCACCGTCGGCTGGGCCTGGAAGCATAACGAGGTGGATAACCCAGACCCCAGCAACTAATCTTCGAACGTGCCACACAGTAACTAGCGGTTTTTCTTTACCCCGAATCTCTGCCCCTACGTTGCCCAACAGGCCAGCCCTAACTACCGTACCTATATCAAGGTGCGGTTTTTGTTATGCTCTGCTCTGAGCTTGCGTGAGGCCGAATCGCCCATATCCCAGCTAACCTATCTAAACCTAGCTAACCCTGCTCCTTGATACCCTGATTCGGGGTATCCCCCTATTGAGATATAATTAGCCATCCCACTAGATAGTTTATTATTGAGCTATCATGCCTTGCCTTCTTGTATCCTTAAATCCTCTGATTCTTTAATACTGCTGAACACACACGTAGATTCATAGTGTTTTATTCTGATACCACGCGGTCTCGCAGGGAATGGCGTGAGTCGGAGGGGGTATCCCCACCTTGGAGTGGTCACAAAGTTTGACAAAAATGGGGGGCCGTGAGATGATAGTTGTGACCGAGCCAACGTATGACCAAGCAAGAGAAAGGAACCGCCGTGTGTAGCAAGTGTGGGCATCCATTGCTAGCCCACATATTCATGCAACTCTGCCGATACTGTCCCTGTAGGAGGTTCTAGGTATGAGGTGCCCGCGATGTAAGGTGTGGTCAACGTACCGCTCGCTTGACTTCTACGTATGGGAAGCCCCGTTCGGTAGGCTAGGCCGGGGTCATGTATGTGCTGCCTGCCAAGTGGAGCTAGATTACGGAACCAAAGCAAGAGTATACACTCAGGTCAAGGGACACGTTGACTTTGTGAATCCGAAGGATTTCTATATTACAAAGGAGAGAGGTGTCAGTGCGCTCATCGAACAGGACATAGATAGAATTGAGATAACTTATTTATAAAGGAGGGCGAAATGAAGCGATATGAAGGCTGGCACTTCAGCGCGGGGCGTGAGGCTTATGGTGAGCATCGGCCTATTGCGACAGGGACGCGGCTTGACATTGAAGGAGAGCCTAAGCTTTGTGCGCGCGGGCTGCATGGTTCAGCACGTGCTATTGACGCGTTGAGTTATGCTAGAGGCTCCATTGCCTCGCGGGTTGTTCTCAGTGGCACGATTGTAATAGGTACTGATAAGGCCGTTGCGACTCGTCGCCATCACAAGTCCGTGTTTGACGCCAACGGCCTGTTGCATCGCTTTGCGGTGTGGTGTGCGGGCATGGCTTTAACGCAAGAGCGCGAAGCGGGGAGAGAGCCGGATGCGCGCAGTTGGGCGGCACTGGATGCTAAGATGCAGTGGCTCAGCGGGATTGCAACCGATGAGGATTTGGCTGCCGCAAGGGACGCCGCAAGGGCCGCAAGGGACGCCTCAAGGGCCGTAGGGGCCGCCGCATGGGACGCAGGGGCCGCCGCAAGGGACGCCGCAGGGGCCTTAGGGGCCGCCGCAAGAGCCGCCGCAAGGGACTCTGCGTGGGCCGCAAGGGAGGCCGCAAGAGGCGCTGCATGGGCCGCAAGGGAGGCCGCAAGAGGCGCTGCATGGGCCATAGGGGACTTTGCAAAGGCCGCCGCAGTAGACGAGCAAAACCGTATACTTACCGCTGCTCTAGTCTACGTGGAGGGGCGGAATTAGGAATGCATCTGGCAGTGATGATAGTAGGATAGTAGGCCACACAAAGTTTGACACAACTTCGCTGTCCCTGCTACGATAGAAGTGAGGCACTAGACCGACGTTCTTCTAATAGGAAGGGAACATGGCAATACGTAAGATAGGTGATGTATACACCACGTACTGCACCCACTGCATCATCGGCCAGCCCATTTGTCCGCTGTGTCGTGGGTGCCTAGCCTGTGGTACTCATATCCATGGGGTAGGTTACTGCTCCGCTGGGTGTGGGACATACGACGTTGGACATAATCAATCAATCCGAACTAAATAGTAAGGAGCGTCAGGCATGCGAGAGTACGCGGAGAGATATCATGGGTGGCACTTCAGCGCAGGGCGAGAGTCTTATGGCGAGCGTCGGCGCATCGCAACGGGAACGCTGCTTACCATCAAAGGAGAGCCCACGCTTTGTAGGAACGGGCTACATGCCAGCTACCGTGCCATTGACGCGCTAAGATATGGCAGTGGTCCTATTGTCTCGCGGGTGGTGTTGACTGGGAAAATCATACTTGACACCGATAAGGCTGTCGCTACTCGCCGAAAGCACAAACTGGTGTTTGACGCAACCGACCTATTGCATCGCTTCGCAGTCTGGGAAACGGGCGTAGCGTTGACGCAAGAGCGTGAAGCAGGGCGAGAGCCTCCTGCGCAAGTTTGGGCAGCGCTGGATGCCAAGATCGGGTGGCTTAGTGGTTCGTTAACTGCGGAGAAGTTGAACATCGCAAGCACTGCTACATGGTCTGCCGTTACATGGTACAATACATGGGACGCTGTAAGGGCTGTTACATGGTACAGTGCATGGGACGCTGCAAAGGCTGCTGTGGAGGCTGCTGTGGGGGCCGTAGCAACAAGCGCCCAGAACCAGAGACTAGAACGCGCTCTGCTCTATGTCATGGGGAGGTACAGATGAAGTTTGACTACTTTCTGGCCAACGAACTAGACCGTTGTCTCTCACTACCCGGACTGTCTAAAGGTCAATTGAGTTGTTCACAGGAGGTGAGCTAAATGAAGGACTGGCCTAAGCACTACGAACCAACACTCTTCGATATCCTCTGGGCATTGCGGGCCCGAGGCATCGAGCTAGCCTGTGATAATTGGTGCTGCTTCAGGGAGAGCGAGAGAGCGAAACATGTCAGCAGATAGACACTGCCTCAAGTGTGGCAAGCGCATATATCATCCGGGGTTTTACTGCCTGTTCATATGTGGTAACTCTCCAATAGTACAGAAATAGTAACTATGACACCCTGTTATGTACTGGCTTGTGATCAGACACCGTGGTTGAAATGGGAGAGAACAACCCTGTGGGGGTTTATTTGTCCAAAACATTCTCAATACAAGAACCATATTGATCAAAGGGTAAGCGTCCTAGACTCATGTTATCTCCACCCGCTGGGGCACTGTACCCCCAAGTATATCTACTTAAACCTCCGGGGGAAGCTAAAGCCTACCTGTCTGTCCGGCCCGCCACTCGGCCCGGCGGAGACATGGCGCAGTGGAGAGCTAATAATAGCCAAACAACTATCCACTTTACCTGCTGAGAAAAAGAAGTCAACACCTAAGCTCGAGTGTATAACCTGCGCGGGCGGCCTCCCTGTCTTCCCCCTCCACTGCCAGAAATGTAACACGAAACCGCTTTGCAAGGAGTGTTGTAACGGCCCTTGCTTTCTATGCAATGACTGTCATGACTCTTCATGTCCAAGCTGTACTCCCTGTAGCATATGCGGCGGCGTACAACTACACCTTTACTGCTCAACGTGTAATAGTCCAACATGTGACGAGTGTAGTTGTTCCATTTGCGTACAGTGTGACGACTGTCACAGGCTATGCGAGAACTGCGGAAGCTGCTCAAACGAATGCTCCTGTTTTAATGAGCCCGACGTTGCGGCGTCCCTTTGGGAACTCGACCTCTGCCTAAACCTGCCCCGGGTGGCTGCTCAATTCTACTGGCTAGAGTACCTGGCCTATCAAGCCCCACACTTCAAGCCCCGGTTCCAGAAGTTTGCCGAATTCCTCGCTGGTATATTCAGCCGATATATTGATATGGCAATAGGCGGAGAGCTTCGCTACGGGAGAAGTACTTGCAAAAATTCAAACGAGGTGATGCCCCGTATCGATGAACGAATCTCGCCTGCTCCTTCTCGTGGTACTGCATGGGCTGCGTGGTACGAACTAAGACAGGAGCTAGGCGATAGCATTCTCGAGGAGGCAGAGGATGCTTTGCTAAACGGGCAGTGGCATAACTCCGCAATTGGTGGCCCAGCGTGGGGTAAGTGTGTCTCTCTCCTCCGCATGTACCTCAACGAAGATATTCCACCTGCGGTATTTGTTGACCAAGCGTTCAGCCTTGAGCACAATGGGGGGTATATATTCAACAAGTTGTGGGATGTGACTAACCTTGATAGCGTTCTTACCTGTAAGTTCAATGGGGAGCTAGACAAAATGCTCAAGTTCCTTCCTCTCAACGAGCAGTACGCCCGCCAAGTTGAGCGGAGATTCGCACCTAAACTAATGAGAGAAGGCGATTAATGATTAATGCTAGCAACTCTGGCGTACATGTACATACTGCTACTTCCGTGCTGGTGCAACTGTTTTGTGTCAAATGCCAAGAGATATGCACCCATCAGACCGGGTTCGATGATTACGTATGGTGCCAGCGATGTCAGACAGTATGGGATGTTGACGAGATACCTGTATCCGATATGTATGCGGACGGGGTAGACCTTGCATGGATAGAGACATACCTTACCAAGCATGACGCAAGGAGTGTGAGTGCCACATTCCAGACTTATTGCTCTGAATGTAAAAAGCAGACCACCCACCATATCTCCGTATACTCTAGCTTGCCAGTGTGCTCCGAGTGCAAGTACTTGAACGTGACTGCTGACCTAATCAAGACAGATACCAGTCCTATGGTTAGGCCCGGCCCCAATTACGCTGGTACAATATACGGCAATAAGCTATGCATCCACTGGCGGGATATAGTATCCATCGGTGACTACTATGTCACAGTGTCGGCTTCATATGATAGACTGAGGGGCAGACAACTAGAGCGGGCCGACCCCGACTACGGTGTGTATCTCTCCATCTATGGCTGGCAATCCAATGTGATGGTAACACCCGGTTTCCCTACTACAGTACCAAATAACGAAGATTATCCTATGTTGTTCTTTGAATGGGATGATGGGGCAGCACCAAGAAATCCAGCAACAGAGGCCCTCGTTACGTGGCTCGTAGCCCAGATTCAGGCCGGTAAGATTATCGACATTGGTTGCATGGGTTCACATGGTAGAACAGGCACTCTCTTAGCTCTACTTATCCTAGAGATAGAGGGGGGGACAGCCAAGGAGGCTATTGACAAGGTGCGTTCTCGTCACTGCGTTGAGTGTATTGAGACATACCGACAGGAGTGTTTCATCTTCAACTGGAACCACGAGCCATCTCCTGCCCCCGAACATAACCCGACTACAACATACAAACTACCGCTAGATAAAAGCAACTCCAAGTTTAAGTATGCTAATCGAACAGAGAAGAAAGCAGCAAAACGGAGGCGTCGGGATAACCGACAGAAATTTCGGGAGCAAGTTGAGGAAGCTCGGGCCGTGGCTAAGGAACAAGGTATCACGTGGGTAACGTATCGAGACAACGTATTCGAGAACCCGTGTTCTTTCTGGGAATGTAACGAGTGTGCAGCAATAGTGAAGGCAGCATATGTTGTAACCACTTTTCCATATAAGCGGTTCTGTAACAACTGCAAGCGGATGCAAATACACCAAAGGCCTATTTGTCTAAGCGAGGAGGGTGAAGATGCCAGCTAAGAAGACGAAGAAAGGGGCCAACAGGCTGAGATTACCGCATATGCCCAAGGAGAAACCTGCCCTCGACTATATCGTCAGAGCTATCCACTTATGTCGGATTGCTCTGCCAAACCACCCGGGTATGCGGCATATGCAGAAACTGTTGCTAGATACGGAAGACGCAACACGTTCTTATCAACGCGGGCAGCTCTCTAGCTGGCAGCTCGATAACTTACGGACAAGGATGGATATATTTGAAAGCGAGAAAGCCCTTGCTGAGTCATCCAACAAGAAACCCGTGGGAAAATCTAAGTCCAAGGATAGCCGAACCAAGAGCGTGTCAGGTGGAAGCTCTGAAGGCTCTCTACTCTTCCCCAATACTAAGTCGGCTCAGCCTACTGGAAGCTCCGGTGGGAGTGGGGAAATCCGCTATAGCCCTGGCTTTGAGTCGAGTATTAGGAGAGGTTTCTTCTTTAAGCAACTCAGCGCCCTTGTCGCTAATCATTACCGCAACGCTATCCTTGCAAGACCAGTACGATAGGGACTTTCCGGAAGTGGTGACCCTCCGAGGAAAGAACAACTTTTCCTGCCTGCTAGGCGAAAGACTAACACCGGCTGAGGCCCCATGCACCCTCGACCCGACCATTGAATGTGGCTCAGACTACTATGAGCAGGAGAGACAGTATACACAAGCATCTGAGGTTGTTACCAACTATAGCCTGTACCTTGCAGAATTACTACGTGGAAGACGATGGATTGACCGCCGTCCCCACCTTCTTGTGTGTGACGAAGGGCACCGGCTACTTGATTTTCTCACAGAAGCGGAAGCTGTAAGTTTAGACATGGACTTAGCCGGGCGGCTCGGTTACCCGCAAGCCAACCTGCTATCTATAGGTGAAGCTAAGGCATGGGCCAAACAGAACATTAAGGAGGTTACTAATCGGGCAGATGCGCTCGTCTGGGCTCGTTCAACACAGGCACGGGATGCTGTGCGCTTAGCCAGACAGTGTGAAGCCATAGTCCAACCGCTTGGCACACTCGTGCCGGTTAAGACAGGGAACTACTTCAAGGCGGTGCCCATATGGCCGAAGGAGTCAGCCGAGAAGTTGCTTACGTCATGTGACTATCTACTGGTTATGTCCGCTACTCTATGGGGCGGAAAGTTCTTTGCCGACCTAATGGGCTACACCGGATTGTATAACTACATTAGCATACCAAGCCAGTTCCCAACGGAGAATTGGCCCATATTCTATCGGCCAGTACGCAAGATGAATCAGAAGTCTAGCATAGAAGACTGGAAAGCAATAGCCGATGAGTGTCACCTTATAATGCACTCACGAGATGAGAAAGGAGTAATCCATGTCAGTAGTTACAAGCAGGTTGATATCCTTGGGCAATACCTTAGAGCTTGCAGTGATTGCCGAGCAAGACTTACCCTACCTAGACTTGGGGAGCGCCGGGCTGAGACCCTTAGGAGATATCGTGCGCATCCCCGAAGCTGGATTATTCATCCAGGCATTGGAGAGGGGGAGTCCTTTGACGACGACCAGTGCCGAGTTCAAGTCATTGCCAAACTGCGCTACCCAGACCTTGGCGACCCAGTGGTTAAACTTCGCGCTCAGGATAAAGGGATTGGAACGGCTTATTACTTTAACTCAACAGCAGCTTACACTGCTCAAACAGCAGGCCGAGGAATGCGGAGTGCTGAGGACTACTGCGACACCTTCATCCTTGACGGGAGTTTCGGAGCCCTCTACGATAGAAACCGAGATGCCTTCCCCCGTTGGTTTCAAGACCAATTACGATAGCGGAGAAGGGGTGGGAGGAGGAACTGAATAAGTGGGAACGTCGCGAAAAGAAGAAGCACAAGCAGCGCTTCGGAGAGTATTAAGTAAGCCCCCTCCGCTTACTTCTAAGCTTAGTATACCACATCTGAAAGGATTTGTCAAGTGTTTAACGAGTGGCTGCTAGCAATATTCCGGGCTACGTTCTTTCCTATACTATACTGGTACGAGCAACCAGCGACAACAGTATGGAAATCAGACAGGCAGATTACCGAGGAGGAAGATGTTCCCTTGGCTTAATCTTCCCGCTCGCCCAGAATATCTTTACGAAAAATTTGCTACGACGGATGATGGTTGTGTTGTCTGGTTGGGGGGTATGGACAAGGATGGATATGGGCTTATGGCCTCTTATAAGAAAACACGATTTAACTGGCGGACACACCGGCTTGCTCTAGCTCTTCATTACAATGCCTTAATTCCTTCGCATGTTCTTGTCCGGCATACATGCAGCAACGCAGGCTGCGGTTACTTCGGCCATCTTCTGCTTGGTCAGGCTCAAGATAACCACGACGACTATACAACCCAAAATCCTATCTGTAAACAGCATCATCCGATTAAGGACGAGCATTGGACACCTTATGTGAATTCAAACAGACGCTCCTTAAAGCGATACCGTTACTGCGACGCTTGCCAACCAATACTTATCGCGCTTAAAGCCAACTGGCGATGACTGAACTCTTAACAGACATAGCCAAGACAATCAAGAAGGATGGAGGTGTGCCGGGCGAGGCGCGGTTCTATAACCAGAGTGCTGCCCTTGTCCAAGGAGAATGTCTAGTATTTATTGGTGAGGCACCGGGCCCAACGGAAGTTATGCGAGGCAGACCATTTGTTGGGGATGCGGGCAAGGTACTCGACGGACTATGCCAAGAGGCGGGGATAACTGCTGCATATATCACCAATATCTGCAAACACTTCCCCGGTAGGGACAAGGACGGTAAGATAAAAGCGCCGACTGTCGAGGAGTCTGCCCGCTGGCAACCGTATCTTGCTGAGGAACTGGCTATACTCCAGCCGAAGACAGTCATACTCCTCGGTGTTGCCGCCTGCAAGTGGGCCTTCCCCGGCGTGTGGAAGCTAGGCAGTATCGTCGGCACCAAGGTGCACATCAACGGCATAGACTACATTGCAGCGTGGCATCCGGCCAGCTTCCTATATAACCAAGGCAAAGCTAGCAATACTAAGAAGATGAACCAAGAAAGGCGGATATTTAAGGATGCTATTACCAGCGAAGGAATTAGTTACCCGTTCCATCTGGTCTCTCCCAACCGACGAAGTGGACGAATATACCTTGACATTGAAACGGAGGGGTCAACCGATATTCAGACGGCACTCATACACGAGTGGGCGTACACAAGTGACGAGTCCGAAGAGGCTACGCTCTGCTTCGATAGGTCTGTACTCCCTCCACGACCCGACTCAGTGGTATTTCACAACGCTATGTTCGACTATCCAATACTGTGTCGGCAAGACCCGGCGTGGTATGGTGTTACCGATATCCATGATTCGATGGTTCTTGCGTACACTCAGGGGTACGAAGACCTCAGTCTTAAGGGACTCAGTAATCAACTATTCGGGGTCAAAGTCTACGACTACTCCCAACGAGGAGAGTGTGGTGCTGAAATCTACAATGCCCAAGATGTCTTCCTTACCCGCAGACTTTTTACCCACTTACTACCAATGTCTGACGGCATTGCGTACGATATTGACCGACGACTTATTCCGCTACTTACTCGTGCAAGCCTTGAAGGAGGATACTTTATTGATAAAAAACGGCTCGAAGCGGTAATAGATCAGACTGAGGAGGAGAAGGCCAACTTAGAGTTTATGTTCCAGTCCCGATATAACGGTATCAATATGGGTAGTTCAGCCCAACTTCTTGACGTGTTCCCGACTAAAGATACTACGGCTGATACCCTCAAGAAACTTGGGACGATGGATGCAGAGATTATTCTACGTTGGCGGGGGTTGAACACTGACCTAACCCGCTACCTATATCCCTGCCGTGACTTGAAGCGGCTGACTGGCAAGTACCGGCTCACATCAGGTGGGGATAAGTACGGCGGAGATGACGAGGGGGGTACTAGGACAGGGCGGTTGTCAAGCTACGACCGCAACCTGCAGAACCTAGACCCTATCCTCCAAGCCTGCCTACACGCTCCTAACAAGATGGAGCTACTAGCCCTCGACTATTCCCAAATAGAGCTACGAGTAGCAGCAGAGATTAGCCAAGACCCCTTCTTGCTTAGTGTTATTAGGGAAGGCCGGGATATACATGCCGAAACGCAGGCGTTCCTTGCTGGATATGGCATCAATCTTAGTCGCGGTAATATCAAGCCTATCACCTTTTCAATTCTGTACCTCGCTGGAGAAGGCCGTGTCTCACAACTTGTTGGCAATAGAGATGTTGCGGCGCTTATATATTCAAGACTGCGCGAACTATACGCGGGCTTCTTTGCGTGGGCGGAGCACCATTGGCAGGAAGTACAGCGCACGGGGCTGAGCATCAGCCTAGACCCATACCGTCACAGGCGCTTTATCCACACGTACAACAACAAGGATGCCAAGAAGCAGGCAGCTAATCATCCGGTTCAGTCGGGGGCCGGATATATAACGAAGGAAGCAATGGCTGGCATTGGCCATGAGCCTGGAGTCCGGGAGTTCGTAAACCAAGTTCACGATGAGCTACATTACTTTATACAGAAAGGAGATAAGGCCACCCAGAAGTACGTATACGAAGCAATGATGGATATTGGCAACACACGACTACCGACAATCGGGGTTGAGGTCAATGTTGAATGCAGTAGGTACTGGCAACCAAAGCTATAGTAGCGGTAGGCTAGAACAAAACTTGACAACTTTTGCCGAGTATGATACAATAAAAGTAGGAGAACAGCGCCAGGTTGCGCTAAAAAGGAGTGTTATGCCTAAGTATTCCGCCGTTCTTACACAGACTATTTATGACGTGGTAGAACTTGAAGCCGAGAATCTAGGTGAAGCGTGGGATAAGGCCGAAGAGTTGACCCAGACATATGTATTTTCGGGCTTTTCTCAGTATATCGAGAATGAAGTTACTGAGGTCGTGAAAATAAAGGAGGATATTAGTGGCTAAGTTCAGCGTTGAAGTCACACTCGAAAGCAGCTTCGAGGTAGAGGTAGAAGCCCATACAGTAGAGGAGGCCGAGTTTGAAGTAAGCGACCGAGTAAGCGCACTCCTAGAAGCCCTAGGAGCAGAGTTCTCTAGTAATATGCATCTCCTGGTAGATGCCTTCGAGATAACGGAAGAAAAAGGAGAGATTATTAATGACCTATAATCCATTGTCAGCGCCAGCCAAGAAAGAATTCCCGAAGCGGAACATCGCTCGGTGCACCAAGAACGAGATTGGTGACATGCCGCTCGTGCTCAAGGAAGCATCGGGTATCTCGGCCAGTGAGGAGATATCTTACTGGTCAATGGAGTATGACTGCCTTGACGTTAGATTCGGTGGGGAATTTGGTAAGGTGTACTTCGGCTCCAAGCTATATGACAAGAATGGCGACCAGCTTGACGCAACACAGCGACCGGCTGTGAACGCTCAGGCATTCGCTGGCCTTGGTATCGTTGTGTTCCCAGAGGCACCAGACTATGACGAGTCCGCTGTTATCGGCAACGTCTTCGAGCTTGAGCGGGTGAAATTTCCCCCGAGTGAGAAGGCCAACACCGCGATTCCTTTGGCCGTCCTCGGCCCTGATTTTGTGGTGGCCGAGGAAGACATTAAGGACTTCGATGGGGGTAACGGCGCTGGTACTTCTCAGGTTACGGCTAGCCCTATGACCTCTGAGATTACCGAGAGTCCAGAATTGACAGCCCAGCTTGTAGAAATCCTCGACGGTGTTGAGCCTACAAAGCAGGCAGTTCGGGCAGCCCTTTTCGAAGTTGGCTTCGGCGCTGGCATGACCTTTGGCGGCGCAGGACTCAACGGCCTAGCTATCTCAGGCAAGCTTGTTGCTGCCCTTGAGGAAGCGGGCCTTATCGTCATAATCGACGGTGTAATCACACCGGCGTAGCAAGGAGAACTATGGCAGACGAGTCACTGGGTAAATTCGCAGATGACCCCGAGGTCAAGCTAGCCCTCATCAAGAAGCTTGAGGCAGAGGCCCACAAGGCTGAGGCCGAGGCGCTCTTGCACGAGGAAGTTCGACGGGAACAGGCCGTGGCTGCACGTCAGGTTGAGCGCGTTGAGAAGGAAACACTTGCTAACGATAAGTTCCATCAGACCTATGTGTTTGATGGTTCAGTCGGCTCCGGCACAGTTAGTAACTGTATCAAGCAACTAACGGTCTGGCACCGTAATAGTCCGGGGTGTCCTATTGAGATTATCTTCAACTCACCCGGCGGCGGCATTATCGACGGCATGGCCCTATTCGACTATATCCAATTCCTTCGCAGGGAAGGCCATACAATTACTACTTCTACCTTAGGCATGGCTGCGTCTATGGCTGGTGTTCTACTACAGGCAGGGGATACTCGTGTTATGGGCCGAGAGTCCGTCCTGCTTCTGCACGAAGCGAGTTTCATTGCCTTAGGCAAGGTCGGAGAAGTCGAGGATACGATGGAGTTGGTGAAGAAGCTGATGACCCGCATCAAGAGAATCTTTGCTAACCGTAGTCACCTTACCGAGCGGCAGATTGAACGCCGCTGGCGTCGTAAGGACTGGTGGCTGGATTCCGATGAGGCCCTAAAACTGGGGCTAGTGGATGAAGTCAGATAGGCCCGACCTAATCCAACTAGAGCAGGATATCTATTCTGCACTAGAGAAGGTCGATACCCCGGAATTCCTTAAAATCCTTGACGAGTTGGCGGGGGAATCTGCTGCTTACCTCAAGGCCCACCTTGATATGGAGCACAGCTTTCCCTCCCCATCCGGGGTAATGAAGTGTCGGTTACAGCAATGGTTCAAGGGTAAGGGAGTTGAAGGTGGGGACAAAATCCCAGCTTATTGGACAGTACGCATGGCCTCTGGTATCCTCTCCGAACCCTTCTGGCAGGCGGTTCTCCGTATGTGTCCTTCGATGGAAAAGTTTCCTATTGCTCGTCCGATGGCCTCGGTTACTTGTGGCGATTATATGCGAGGTAAGGGGGACTTCCTTATCGGGGATATGGGACTTGGGGAATCCAAGGAGAAGAATGGCTGGATATATAAACGCCTACTTGAAGGGCAGGGCGTAGCCTTTGAATTGCCTGGAGAATATATGCAGATGCAGCAATACCTTGCTGGCTATAACCGAGACTGGTGTTTGTATATGGTAACCCCAGATAGTCCCGGTATGCTTCAGGGCATGATGAGGAACTATAAGAGGTATAAGGATATTCCAAACTGGGAATTGCCAATATGCTATCTTGAAATAGTCGAACGCCGGGAGCTAGATGTACTGGCAGGCCTTTCCCGTGCAAAGATGATTTTCCTTGACCAGCTTAGTGACGAACACCCCCCCAGAGAATACGACGGGCAAATTCGCAAGGGGATGCATCCGTGTAATATATGCCCCGTAAGGAGACAATGCAATGAGTTATATAACGAAACCTATATCTCCGGCGAGTCTTCCGACTAAGGAAGCGGGGTACATCACTCTCGTCTATGGAGACAAGGGCTCGGGCAAGACTACATTTGCAATAGATACAGCCGACATTGCCCAACCACTCTGGTTTGCCAACTTCGACAAGGATTGTTCCGCGCTGCTCAGTCAGTACAAGGGCACCGAGATATACTACGAGCGGTTCAACCCCACGCTTAATAAGGTACAGGCCACGAGGGAATGTGACCGTCTGTATGATATGGTTAAGGCCGCGTCGAAGGTGGGCGGCGTGTTTGTCATAGACGGGGCTAAGTTCATGCACAACATGGTGACCGAGGCGTACTTACCTACTAAGATGAACGATGACAAGGCGTACCCCAAGGAGTACGGAGACGTGAACGTGTACCACGGTAAGCTCAACGCTGCCCTCGAGGACTCGACATTGTGGCCTATCTACCTTGCTTCCGCTACAGAGATATGGAAGGCCATGACCGAGGGTACGGGGTTGTACACATACGACGGTTGGAATGGCCTCAAGCTGGCAGCGTGTGTGGCCCTCTATCTTTTCTGTCCGGGTATGCCACAGGGGGTCAAGCATATCCCTACCGAGGCAAAGTGGCCGGTGAAGTACCAAGGGCAGATAGCTGAGTCAAAACTAGACCGTAGTCTCCTTGGGAGTATTCTTGACAATCCTCGATTCTCGGATATCATAGAAGCCTGTTACTAGATGGCCGAAATTGGAAAGGAACTCGATTATCATGGGAGAATTACTAGACAGAAGAAAGTCAGAATTATTGAAATCGACTCCCGAGAACCACATGACCGACTCACTGACATTCTTCTTGGAGGACTCGGCTACACGGTTAGCAGACGAATCCTACCTCTGGGGGACTATCAATGGGATTCAAAACTTGGACGCGTTATTGTTGAACGCAAGACTCCTATCGACGCTGCAGATATCCCAAGACTTAGCCGACAACTGGGTTTGCTACGTCGTGCCTCTCGCGACGGGTGCTTCGTTATCCTACTTATTGACCATCGAAAGTCTCATCGAGAACCTTGGTCAGATATCGAGTTCGATAATCTGCTACTGTCTGCTCAGGGGAGAGTCCGCGTCGTGCACTGCCTGCAAGGGCAGCTTGCTCATCGTCTGGACTCGCTGTATAGATGGACAAATAAATCCAATCACCAACTTATGGAGGAATGAATGAACACAAATGAGCTATTCAAGGCCAGAGCGGAACTAGATGCCGAATGTCTCAAGGTGCTGGAAGCAAAGGGAAAGGATTACGCGGGGAGTTCGGCAGAGAACGACCGACTGGGCAACTTCAAACAGGTAGCTTCACTACTTGCAATGTTTGGTGTGAACCCATCAACACCACTTGGGGTATGGTCAATCTACTGGCTCAAGCACGTCTTCGCAATACTCGCCTACATCGGACAGCACACCGAAAGCGAGCCTATTATACAACGGTTCGTAGACGCAAGGAATTACTTAGACTTAGGATGGGGTTTGGTAAGTGAGCAGAAAAGTGCCCGGCGGAACACTGGCCCATTTGACTACTGCATATGTCTTTTTGATAGGGATAGTGGGGACATGATTCCAGACCAAGAATGTATAAGGCATGGAATATGAGCAAAGCAATTGCCGTAGACCTCGACGGTTGCGTGGCGAACTTCACCCGCGCCTTCTCAACCCAAGCCTTTACCCTATACCCTGATGCTCCCATCGTTAACCAGAAGGATGTTACGTCTTGGTCGTGGCATGAGTGGTACATGGGCGGAGGTACGCGGGCCCGAGAGGTAATTGAGGGGACGTGGGACTATATCAATAAGAATCCCCAGTTCTGGCTAACTCCTGAGCCATTATTCCCAAAGCAGATGGTAGATGTCCGGGCCATGTCTAGAGAGCAGCCCCTAGTGTTCGTTACGAGACGGGGTTACAAGGACGACAGGGCGTTCTACTTCACCCAGCAGTGGTTAGCCATGCAGAATATCCCGACTCCACTTGTTCGGACGGTTCGGGCCGGAGAGGAAAAGGAAGCCTTCTTGACAGATATGGGTATCCGTGTTATAATAGAAGATTCCCCTATGTATGTTCCCGGCCTTCTCTCAGCGGGGATAAATGTTGTCCTCATTACGTGGCTGTACAACCGGGATGTCGTGGATACAGGTAAGTATGGAGAGCAAGGCTTGTACCGCGTTAACGACCTACGTAACGCACTCAGTTTTGCTAAAGACATAGCAGAACGCCCCAATAGTTGGTAGGCCCCGCCTGAAATATAGAGCTAAATCAGCCTCAGGCGGTGTGAGAGAAGGTTCTGGCCGAAAATATGCTAGGACTGGCACCCTCGAAGAACTGTACAAAGATGACCCCGTTCTCTTGGATTTGTACCTAAGAAAGCTTCCCAAACGTGGGTGGGCCGGGTCTAGAGATAAGGTAGAAAAAGCCTATGTACTGTCAGTACGATGCGTGTCACGCATTTGAGCCCCAAACCCATAACCATCGGTTCTGTACTCCCTGTAACTGCAAGCGGAAGAGGGAGTTAGTAAACCGGCGGAAGAGGGAGGAGGAAATGTTTGAACAGCCACTAGAGTATACTACTCTTGTACTGGACGATGCGCCGGACGGCTATCGTGTGGCTATTCTCAATGACACACAGATTCCGTTTCAGGATGACCTGACATTGGGGGCGGTTGAGAAGTTCCTCGGAGATTTCATGCCAGACCTTGAAGTTTACAATGGGGATATCATCGACTTCTATAGTATCTCAGACTTCAATAAGAACCCGAGCCGAGCCTTCCAGTTACAGAATGAGCTAGACCAGACATATGCGTGGTTATTTAACCGAGCAGAACGAAACCCCAGCGCTCGACGTATTCTTATTGAGGGGAATCATGAGGATAGATTGCGCCGGTGGCTATGGAAGCATGGCCCCGAACTATCTAGTCTTCGTTCCCTTGCACCCGAAGCCCTACTCGGACTAGAGGAGTTAGCCATCGAACGGGTTAACTACCGTTCTGTGGTTGATCTCCTCGGATTTAGGGTTGAGCATGGATATAAAACAAGTGGAAGCACAGCTTACCCAACTAACGTCAGCCGATGGATGGCTATTGCCACAGGGTCGAGCGGACTATGTGGACATACCCATCGTTTCAGTATATACAGTTGGGCAGATAGCCGGGGTACGCATAGTTATATTGAAAATGGATGCCTATGCCGCCTATCATTGGAATATGCGCCTTTCCCCAATTGGCAGCAGGCATTTACGTTCGGCATTGTCCAGAACGGGATGCTTCACGTATTCCCAACCCAGATTTACCAGACAGGGTTCGTAGCAAATGGGGAGTTCTACCCCAGAAAGAGGATATAGAGATGAACCAGCTAACTACAATCTTAGAGTCTCTTCGAGTATTCCGAGACACAATAAGGGCTAACGGTTTATCAGCAACCGTTGCCACTATAGCAATAGGAGTTGCCCTTGCTACGATTGTTTTCTTATTCGCTTAGCAGTTTTCTCCTTGCCATAGGGTTAGCGGTCTTGCTGGCCTGCGGCAGTGAGGGGGTGGATGTGATACAGCGGACTCCAAACCCGACTGACACTGCCACCCCCTCTGTGATTCATGTGACTACAGCACCAACGCCAGTAGAAACGGAGGCACCAGTTGCCACTTGGACAAGTACGCCTAGCCCGGAAGCGACAGCAGGAGACACAGGAGTTTATAAACCGTGTAGCACCGTCTACACCCTTACTCCTGAACCCGCCCTCGCGACGGCGGCTATTGCAGCATCGGCTGCGTGGAATATTGAGAAAGGGTGTGAGGCTATTCACATTGGGTCGGATGGGGCAGAAGTGATAAATCAGTTCCCGACGACTGCGGATGAACCTCTTGCTATAGCGGCAGGGGTAGCAGCTATCCCCGGTGGCCCGGTCTATCTCAATCCGAACAATTATACCCAAGACCAGCTATACTCAGTTTTACTGCACGAGTTCGGGCATGTGTTGGGCGAGACCCATGATTCGGATTACTGTGTCATGAGGTATGACTGTTATAACCTTAACTTTCCGTGGGCGGAGGTATATTGATGAAAGATGCTCTTCTTATAATCTGCTTATGGGGCACAGCCCTAATAATAGCTACCCTGATAATAGTTGCTCTAGTTCAAATACGGTTTGAGGAGAGATTACCTTGCCCTCCGCAAAACATGCTAGATGGTGGTCACTTCACAGTTGACTTTAGCTATACACCAACCCCCGAAGATCAACAGTGGATGACAGATGCTAATGGGTTCTTCAGGAAATGTGACGAGACCCCTTGACAAGCTTGACGAGATGTGTTACAATAGAATTGAGTAGAAGGATAAGAGGGGAGTATATCAATGTTGAAGATTAAGCGTAACGCTGCTCGCTGTCGGCTGTGTAACTCAATAATTGAGTCTGTCTCCCGACATGATTTCAAGGTCTGTGCGTGCGAATCCATATTCGTAGATGGGGGTAAGGATTATCTCAGACGCGGGGTCATGAGGCCCAGCACTGATCTTACTGATACTCTCTACATGTTGGTAATTGAAGATTTGAGCGAGACCGAGGAGGAAGCCGAATGATTGGCGGGGTAGATTTTAGTAAGTACCAGGCGGGCATCACAGCCGATGCTATTAGACAAGCAATTCAGGCTCAGGGCCCGGTTGTAACTATCCAAGCATTTCGGAATGACGGGCCTAATGAGCACGTTGCTGACCAGCTTGTAGCTGCACAAGTAGCAGGCACGAATGACCTAAGTATCTACACGTTGTTAAACTTCGAACGGGCGGACTGGCCTGGCCAGGTACAAGTAGATATGTCTCTTGCAGAAGCAGCCAAGGGAATTGATATCCCACGACTGTTATTCGTGGCTATTGACATTGAGCCGTACCCAGCCCTCAATCCAGCCAGCAAGCCCTTCCGTATCCCACGAACAATCGAAGCGGTGCGGCGTGTGAGAGAACGTGGACTGTATCCTATCATTTATACTAACAAGGGTGCTTGGGAGACAGTCATGGCTGGAACCCCGCAGGACTGGGGCCTTGTGGTCAATGACACCGAGTTGTGGATGGCTACGATGGACCATACTCCGGATATGGGAGCAGTATGGAAAGCTCAGCCCTGGGGTGCCGTGGATATTGTTGGAGAGCAGTATGAGGCGGGTAAGTGGGGTGGTTACGACTTCGACCAGAACGTGTGGAGTGATAGTTTCATTGCCCTCCGTCGGGCCGAGCGTGACCAGAGACTAGCTCCCCCGCCTCAGCCGACGCCCACTCCTACTCCGGTTCCTGTACCCGTTCCAACACCACTTCCAGCCGAGGACTTGACCCCGCGTGTTGTAGCACTTGAGGCCTTAGCTATCGAGGGTTATATATTCCAGAAAGAATTCCGCGAGAAGATAGGCAGCCTAAACACTAGGCTAACTGTAGCTGAGAAGAGAATTGCTAAGGCGGCGGAGGGGCTTGTCGCTTGATAGCTGGAATAGCTACCCAAACACTCAGTAACCCCCGCATAGTCACTTCGGTATTACCTTGTCAGCGTAGAAACAAGAGACATGTGAAGGATTGCTGGGAAGCCCAGAGAAAGAAAAAGGGCCGGTCGTTCGGCCCGTGGTCAGAGAGTCCTCGGCGGAAACGCCGGGGATTTTCTTCTACTGCGAGATTGACGCGACCAGAACTATCCCGAACCAGCCGTCCCCAATAACTTTATCTGTTCCACTACCCTGAAATGCGTTGAAGTATACCCGCCGGTTCGTATCGACCTCTGGCCCACTTAAGCCCATCAGACTCGTTACCGTAAGCTGTGCACCCATCCCTGCCGCTGTGTTATGGTTGGAACTTCCAACCCACGCCCCACCCGCGCCGTTATCCACGAGGATAGTCAAACGACGCTCTCCCGTAGATGTACTATCACTCCATCGTATCGAGCCGGTCACAAGGTAGAGACCCCGGACGGGGACGCTGAACCAGTCATTAGTTAGGTCTATTATCTCCTCCGAATCAATTTGTCTCGTACTGAAGTCTATCTTTGTATCGACTCCCGATGGAATAGTATCGCTGGCAGTCGATACAATCGCGTGGGGAACTTCTCCGAGGTCATGTAAGTCACGGTTCAGAGCGAACCCTGGCTGTATTTGACTAGGATTCTTTACTCGAAGTCGTTGCTCTAGCGATTGGACTTTCTTTTGCAGTTGGGCTAACTGCTCCTCGATACTAAGTTGGTCGGCCATAGAGTTCTATCCGGGTTATCCCTGGGGTAAAGTTTCGGCTTGATGAGTCTGTAGTGTTTGTCACTCCAAGGACGAGTCGCTTTGCCGCCCGTCGATTGAGAATTCTCTCATGACGGCCATCGGCAAGAATCGTTGGGCCCACTTCCCGACCCGTATTGTCCCCATCAATAAGAACAGTCAGTCCCCACGTATCACCTGTTGTCATGCGTTGTGTATAAACGACAATATGGTCTAAGTCTACCGGCTGGGGAAATACAATCTCTGGCATATGGCAGTTAGCATCTGCCCGAGGAGAATGAATTGAGCCCTGTGAATGGTAGGGTGTACCAGTTGCATCAAGGACTATATATTCAAGAAGATTACTGGCGACAACTGCACTCCCTCGGTTGTACCATAAAGCAGGAGTTGGGGTGCCAGACGACACTGGAAAACCAAGTGTAGATATAAAGATGCCAGTAAACACATTGGCAGCAAACAGTGTTGTCGTACCAAGGCACTGCCAACGTATTTTGGTGGGGTCTCCGGCTATTGCGCGCCCAAAGAGAATATCAACGTTAGCATCGCTAGTTAGGTCTCGTTGATACAGGCCGTAGATATTATCTCCTATGATTGTAATACCATGCCAGCGCCCCGTCTGTAGTTGCGTAAGAACAGTGGGGGGAGAAGGCATTGCGCGTGGTTGGTCGAAGGGGCCAATAGTTACTGGTCGCTCCCCCGGAGCATAGAATAACAGTCCAGCAAGGGTGGGGATAAGCAGCCCATCCAGCCAGGGTACCATTTGTACCTCACGAAGGTTTGTACGGAAGAAACGGAAGTCATTGAATACTAGCCGCGACCGGCCTTTATCATTAAAGGAGAAAAGACCCTCAGCAGTAAGCACAAACATCAAGTCTTGAAGTGCAGCAACCGCGAGAGGTCGAAGGTTTTTTTCCCCTACTTGAAAATAACTACCCCAGTCTGCTTCTGTCCCTACTGTTCCATCCGTCTTGAGAATACCAGCCCCACTGTTTTTACGGACACCCGAGAGGCGAAAATTCAAGGAGGCAAGGTGGTCAAAACCCGCGTTGCCGTCTCCTAGTGTAAGTAGATTATTAGCGCCCCCGCCATCAACAGCCCCAGCAGCAGCAATCGAGGCAATCCAACGTGTTGTTGTGCCTCGGGGAATGTACCAGTCGTCTCGATACCTAGCAGCTTGGCCATATGGAGTATCAACGTTCGAGACTTCCGGAGCCTCAATCTCGGTGCCATAAGTCGCATTACGAAGGTCAACTTTCATATAAGCTGTGTTAATCGCAGCACTGTCCACATTACCTGTACCCGCGTAAGTAACATACATAACTGCATCGTTAGCTGCAAGGTTTGCTGGGAAATCTTCGAAGAAATACTGCGCCGAAGATGCTGTCGATGGTTCACAGGACGTTGTGTTCTGGATGGGGGCGGGTCTAAGCTCGTTTGCAAGGCCAATTATGCCGTTCGAGCGAAGTAGACCATTGCTCCGACCATCGTCGTAGGTAAAACCAATCCCGTCTTCCCAGTTATTCCAGACTTTAATGAGTGTGGACTTGGGCTTATTTGTCGGCATTAGCGATTCGCCCCAATGACCTTACCCTTAAGCGGAGCGAATTCTTGCATCCGGGGATTCAACTCCCGCCGGACTTTGAGTGCTTTGCCCATCAGGGTGTTGTAGCGGTCTAGGTCGTTGTTCTCCTCAAGTTCTTCCTGAGCCCAGTCCTCTAGTAACTGGGCATAAGTCAAGTCTACTACAATGTCCTCAGGAACAGTAGTCGTGGTTGTGTCATCAGTCAATACCGCGAAGTCCACACGACCTTGTACCCAGAGAGGATAGTCAATAAATGTGCTCTCACCCCCTCTCAGGCTGATTCTGTAAGGCACAACGGCGGTGTCATCCCGCTCAAAGGTAACATTGGTCACCGGAATGGGTTTTCGTTCCAATACACGGTACGCAAACTCGCTGCTGGTGCCCTCGATATCGCTGCCCCGGGGCCGCATGAACAGGCCCGCGAAGTCCTCGTGGAATTCTAGGGTACTAGGATAAGTAAAGTCCTTCTGGCTTTGGGGGAGGAGGATGGCATTGTTGAAGTACACATTGACCGCAGCATCTACCGCAACTAACCGGAGCTTTACCTGCTCGCAAGTCGCAGGAAGTGTGGCTGTGAACTCAATATGAGACCAGCCGGTAGCAACAGTTGTACCTGCTTCGATCTCTGCACCGTTCGTTTCATCCCAGAGACGAAGAATAGCCGACCCAGCCCCGGCTACATACACATCAGTTGCACATAGGACAGCAGTATCAGGCGGAAGGAACATACCGTCTGAGGCTGCATAGCCATTAGCGGCGGAGGCATTGACCTCAAGAGATTGTCGGCCATAAAGAACATTCGTCGTGGTCTTGGCTCGTGTAGCACTAGAAAGTTCATCCCAATTAGAAACACCAGCCGCTTCCATATCTCCGTCTGGGACAAGGGAGAGTGGGAGGAGAATTGGCCGCTTGATGTTTCCGAGGATTTCCTCAAGGCTCTCATGGATAACCTCAGGAGCAAACTTATAATGCAACTCATACTCAGAACCAAGGCCGGGAGCAGTACTCATGGCCGGAGCAACAGTGAGTGTTCCGGTCGAAGTTGTTACGTTGGTGACTCGGGCGCGGTTGCCCGTTGCAGTCATCTGACGCATAGCAAGTAGAGTTGCATGAGTAGCAGCCGTTGAACCAAGTGCCCCGCGTGTTACAGTAAGAGTAGTAGCATCGTCAACAGTTCCCACTAGCATTACTTCATGCTCAACCATTACATAATCCCCAGCGGTTACACTAGCTGTGTTGTTAACAGTAATGGCCGTCTCGCTTGTATCGAGAACTTCGTTAAGCGTAACTGCCGTACCATAGGCATTAGTTGGCATATATGTCCAAGAACCGAGGAAGTCCTCGTTCTGGGCTGCGGGACTTAGAAGAGTATCTACAATTGTAGTAGTAGTCCCTGCACTGGTTGTGAGTGGTACGACCGGAAACCGGGACTTATACAACTTCTTGATAGTCTTTTGCCGCAGTTTCATGCGGGTTGTTGTTGGTGCTGCCATTTATCTATACTCCGAGGCCGTTACTTCTAACTCTATTGTACCATATTTTGCAACATTTGTCAAGCCTTGCGATTCAGACGCCAGTAGAATGCTAGTCCCACTGCGATAAACAACTGGGGCAAGTGGCCGATGGCCCCGGCCCAAAACCATGCAGACGGGTGGCGCATGGCCCGGACGATTCCTCGCCAACCCCAGACCTCTCGTTGCCGTTCGACTTCCTCATATAACGCAATTGCTGTTCCACCACCTGCTGCTCCCAATAAGAGCATGGCGGGTATATCGGCCCACTTGATACCAAGTAACCAAGTTCCCAGAGCAATAGTTCCAAGCATTGAGAAAAGGAACGTAGGTGTCTGAGCAAGGTGTTTACTTTCGCTTTCGAGTTTTCTTAAGTTTCTTTGCTTCGACAACTTTATTTCCTCGGAAGGCTAGTCGGACTTTGCCCTTCTTAGTCTTCTTAACCCGGTACCGTACACCGGAGCCAAGAGGCATTACTACTTGTCTTCCTTCCCACGGAGCCAGCCATACAACTCTTTGAGCATGTAGGTATTCTCCTGCACGTTCATGCTTAGGTCAGCGATAACCTCTGTGTTATGAGACATATGATTAGCCGCCAGTCGGTACATGAAGTAGATTGCTAAGCTGCCCATCGGGACACCAGCGAGGGCTGTTATAAACTCTACGCTAGGCATCGGGGTCAGCATCTAGCTCAGCTTGAGGCTGTGTCTCTTCTGGTGCTTGCAGCGATAAGTATTTACGTGCCTTCTGCTTAAGGGCCACGACTACCTCAGCCTCGTCCCCAGCAATTTGTACCCGGCTCAAAAGGATGATAAGAGCCTGTAGTTCTTCACTTGTAAACATTTGAAACTTCTTTCTATGCATTCCCTACTAGGTCACTATGGCCAGAGACCACTCATACCGCGAACAAGACTTCGTCGGTCTCTTCGTGGCGGCGCAGGTGAATGAGTATTACCCCACGGGTCTACCCATCCTTCTTTACCGGCGCTTGTTGAATACCGCTGGCAAGCAGTCACATACGCTTCCAGCAACGCCCGGAGCCCTTGGGAGGCGGCAAAGTCAGTCATTGCCTTAGCCATCAACTCTTGTAGTTCGCTTAGCTGTACGTCGTCTCGACGACCTGCCGCTGAGCTTCCATTGCCGCGTCGAACGCCGCTGCGTCTGCCGCGTGTCGTGTCTTTTGCCATTCTCCTAAGTCCTCCTCAGTCACTAGGCGCTTGAGATGTTGCACGATATAGGTTCGTAGTGCAGGGAGAGAACCGAACTTCTGCTGTAGCTTTGTTACTACTGCGTCGGGAACCGTAATAGCTACTTGGGCCATCCTAAACCTTCACTTTCGCCTGAGAGAGATCAATATCCATTGTAACATTATCTGCCGCAGCTATAGCCAGCACTTTCATACCGAGTGTGAGATCGGCCGTAGGGATAGAGCCCGCCGTTATGGCGAAGTTAACTCGCCGGACGCCATCTATCCACAATTCGATGCTGCCCGTCGTCGTCTCGACATGACGGAGCAGAAAAACATGCCAGCCGGTATCAACAGCTATCGTTGTCGATGTAAGGTTAGCTACCCCCGCTACGACCCGTTGAAACTGCCAATTAGCTGATGTACCTGTGTCAAGGAAGAAACCCTCAAAGTTCGTGGGGTTGGCATTCGTCACGACAGCCGCATCCCAGAATCCTAGCCAGACTTTCGCGTTTATAGTCTGCCCCATGCGGACAACGAACTGCGCTTCGCGTATCTTCCCTGCACCGAAGGTTGCCGATTCCACCATGTTAGCCGGACGGGTATCGAGTATGGCATTGTTCGCTGCGAGGACTCCTGCTGTCATACGTATGGCGGAACGTTGAGCGCCAGCCAACTGCGTGATGGTACTAGCGGCACCCGTTAGCACTTCAGTCCACGGGAAGTTACTTATCCGCGTTCCGGTAACGGGGACATAGGATGTGCTTTCCCAATGGTCTATGAGTTCCCGTAGGATTTCCTCGCGCGTGTAGACGAGGCCGATGTTGTTCGCACCGATCTTCGTATCGCCACTGACTGCACTAATTGCAATCCATGTACCGGGGGCGTCACCATTACCACCCTCTTCCCAGAGATTAGCATCAAGCACGCCAATCGTAGTGCCTGCGTTGATTCCTGTTAAACCTGGGCTCCCGAGAGTCACGAAGCTGTTACCGACAATAATCCAGTTACGAGCAGATGCTACAATGTTCACTACCTGAACTGTGCCTACGACACTACTGTCTAGGTTGATAAACGAGTTGTTCGCGTAAATATTGCCTCGAGCATTTAGGGTGACAGCGCGAACCGTAGATGCAAAGTTTTTGCCGAACAGGATAAAGAAATTGCCAGCAATGTTGTTGCGGCCCTGAACGTTGAATCCGGTGTGGGTGCCAGATACCTTGTCACCAAGCTGAACTAGGTTGCCATTGACGCTGTTGTCATTGGTTAGGTTGAATAGCGTCGTCTCTGCGCCCGCAGAGGACACAAGATTACCAATGATCTGACAGCGGCCACCCCCAAGATTAACCATAGTTGTGGGGCCGGATGCCCCCATAATGAAGCGGTTAGCCGTGACAATCTGAAGTGCGTCAGCAGTGTTGTTGATGAGGTTCGTCGTGTTAGAACACTCGTTGAAAAGACACGAGATGACGGCCAAACTGCTCCCAGAGCCTCCAACTGTATCGATTAATCTAGCTGCCGTAGAACAGGTGTCGAAAGTGCATCCTACAAACGCTACGGCCTGAGCGACATTGCCGATAGCGGCGTCAGCAAACAGTACCGCACCTGTCATGTTCACAAAGGAACATGTGAAGAACTGCGAGAGAGCAAGCGTTGATTCTATTAGAATCGCCGTTCCGCTTAGTCCATCGAACACACAGTTCTGGACACTCAAGAAGGTGACCAATGTGTTGAAGTATAGCTGTGAGCCTGTTAGGAATAGTAAGTCGGAAAGGAAGATACTGCTTTTTTGAATGCTTAGGACGAAGGAGATTGTAGCATCCCTCTGTGAGTCCCCTCTTATAGATTTCAGGGTATCCGCAGCAGCCCAAGTAACAGTACCTATATCTACACCCGTGCGGAAGAGGATGCTGCGTGCACCAGAGTCCTTCGCGTCACGAAGGCGACGGAAGCAGTTAGTGTCAGGGATAATCTCGTAGGTCGGTGTCCCCGATAAACCAGTGATTGTAGCGAAGTTGATTGTATCAGTACCTGTCTGGGACGTGATCCGGCGGCTTTGACCAGCCGCAGCCCCGTTGGTGATAACCACTCGGTAGCTAACCTGTTGATCCCCCCCCCAGCCCGCTCCTGTGCGAGTCAGAGAAGTAGTCGTTACACTGGTTGCGGTATTCGACTCTAGCAGGGTCGCCTGAACTGAGTCCACAATCGCGTCATAGTGGCGTGCGTGAACGTAAAAATCCGTGCGCGCGGACGCAACATTGTCCCCCGCCTGCGCTATGGCCGAGATGACATTTTGAATCGAACGCTGCACAAGCGCCGTACCTTCGTCTTGTATAGTTGCGGAGCCGCCCACTGTCGTCCACGACGTTACACCCGCCGCAGTGCTGGTAAATACCTGTCCGGCTGTCGGAGCCACAGTCGGCCAAGTGTAGTTCAAATCGCCTGTCTGTGCTCCGGCGACAAAGGTCGTCTGGAAGGTGTCGGCGGGGTTGCGGAAACGGAGGGTTTGGCTCGCATTAAGTGTCGCACCAGCCGCAAACCGGAACAGATCATCACTAGTCCACTCGTCTGCCGCACTTCGCCGTAGACGAGTATCAAGAGCGCTGACACCCGGCCCGAAAGACAATCCGGTCGTCGCTAACTGCACCCTTGCAAACGCGTCTCCAATATTATCTAGCGTAAGGCGAGGAGTGCTCTCGCTTCGTACTGTAACAGCAGCAAACCCACTCGCACCAGTATTCTCTATCAGAAGCACCCGTTCTGCTGCCGCTTGTGACCACTTCAGGTGCATATCTACACCAGAGGTAAGGGTTGATTCATCCGTCTCGGAGACACTAAATTCACCAGTCAAGTCCGTATTAAGGCCGAACGTCAGGTACGGCGCGGCTACTGGAGCCGCTGTGCTAGTAACTACCGTGACTGAACCGTCATCGGTAGCGGTAACAGTAGTACCAATGAAATTAACCTTCCGACGCTTAGTGAGGTCAACACCTTCCTCCTGTACAACGTCGTAGCCATCCGAGTGCTTAGTAGCATCATGGACAGCCGGGGTGAAGGTAGCAGAGCCGAGTCGGTTAAGAGTTACCACGCTGTAGTTCTCTTACCTTTTCCTTGAGGTTGAAGTTCTCTTTTCGGAGTTGGTCTTCGGTAATAATCTTAGGTAAGTTCTTCCATACCTTGCGGAGACGGAGACGCTGGAAGAACCCCAGCACACCATGCGCTCTAAGTGATTCTACAAGGCGTAGCTGCTGGGCCACTTGGTTTTCCAGCGTCTGGATACGTCTTATACTATCGTCCATGTTTTACTAACCTCGGGAATCACGCACACGCGCTGCTACGACAACTCGGTAGGCACTATCGGTTCCCGAATGGGTAATGCGAATTTTCCCTGCACGAGAAAAGCCGAGGGTTACAACTTCGCCGGATTTGATGGTAAACTGGTCTCCATACTCGTTGGCTCTCTGGGAGACTTCGACTAGGATATTACCAGTGCCATCACACGCGATGTAGCCCTCGGCTATCGGGTAGTCATGGAGGTCTGACCCGTATATGTCTAAGACAATTGGGCTATCTCCGACCACAAAGTTGCTGTCCTCAAAGGCTTGCCACTGGTCAACTGTACTCGGCACAACTAGCTCAGGGCTCCGTTATCTGTGATGGGCTCATACCACACATCGAAAACAACTACACCGCTGGTAATGGCGGCTGTTCCGACCGTAAGGATAATGTTCTCATTAACTAGTTTATCAACCTGAGACGTGACTAACCCCCCTGTTTCAACTTTAAGAGGGGACTTAGACCCGGCTGCTGGTACTGCTGCCGTCCACCACTCGTCTATGGCTACATCTGTAGCAGTTGTAATGGCAATAAAAGCGTCAATATCCCCAGTAGTACCAAGTTGGAGCGTAGCTGTTGCCCCGGCTAATACTGTTGTACAATAAGCAGACAGCATGTGCACACGGACACGGCCAGTAGTCGTGAATACCACATCTGTTCCAACGTCTCCCACAGTCGTCCCATTGAATGTCAGGGTTGCTCGGCCATGTTTTAGGCCATTTCCTGCGTGTCGTGTAACCTTAGCCATAGCTAAGCCCCGTAACTACAGGAGAGGGAAGAGTCAATTCCATCCCGCCGAATAAACCGAACGTTCTTCATCTGCACTTCGCTACTAAGCTCAAGGATATCTCCGACCTCAAGCACATGGCCTACTGTTGCAGTAGGAGCCGTACCATCTAATCGAAATCTAACTGCCGCAGTTTCAACGGTGATGAGAGCAAAGGTTTGGTCGCCAAAGGTAGCCTCAGTAAGCCCCACCGAGGTAGTAGAGACGGTTAATGTCTCAAAGGAGACATAGCTAGTAGGAGTCTTGTCAACTTCAGCCACTATGTCCTACTTCCCGCCATCAATTCCAAAAGCTGCTTCTGGAATGTTCGGTCTTCAAGCCTCTCGGCCTCAAGCCGCTCAGTAATCTTGCGGTCTTTCTCTTCGTTCATAATCGCCCACTCCTGCGAGTGTCGGCGCGTCATATGCCGGGTTAGGTCGAAGAAGGTTTTTAGGTTCTCCTTCGGACAGATGGCCAAGCCCATTCCGTCCCAGCGCTCCCGCTCCGGGTCAGCCTTATGAAGCTTACACTTTACGGCACCCTTTGTGGGCCGGAAGCCGGGGTCGATAGTGGTAAAGAACCGAGTACCATCCTCCCTTGACTTGGAGAGAATTGCTGCCAGATTATTCTTATTAACAAGGGAAGGGTCGCCGGTCACCCGGTCGTATACGTACATATACCCTGCGCTGGTGACTTCTGTAGCCACAACCGGGAATGGCATGTCGGCGTTCGAGGAAGAGTTCACGACACTGCCCCGGCCAAGAGTACCCGGTTCCCCAACGGAGCCGCCTGCGTTCATAACTGCTTCGATAATCGCAGCATCCTCTGCTGAGACCTCAACTACTGGTGTCTCTTTCTTAGTCATTAATTACCTCCAAAGATTATTTTGCCGCGACGTTGCCATTGCTTCTGTTCCTGTTGGTCAAAGTAGCGTTCCCATAGATTGCTGTCCTCACCCCGGGGAACGAAGATATTCTGTTCCTCGGGTCTCCCGCGAAGGTGGTCAGCAATGTCAAGAAGTTCCCCGACTGTATGCACCCAAAGTCCGAGCACCTGAAATTCCATCGCCGTGTGTTCACTACGAGGGCCAAGGTCTCGGCGGAACTCGGTCAGTTCATCGCCACGATTCACGAGAATGATTTGGTATCTATGTCGGGCCTTGTTGTCGGGAGTAAGAAAGTTCTTCTCCGACAGAAGGTACGCCTTCTCATCGACGTGTACGAAGTCCGTGCCTCTGGCGGGTTTTACGTCCGAGGAAACGCGGCCTCCCCGAACGCTCTCGTTCTTTAATGTGCTCATCAATTATTGTCCGGGCTCTAGTGAGGGAATCCTCGGCTTCGTGGACAAGCTTCTCTCTCGCTTGCTCCTCACGGGTTGGACTACGTAGCACTCTTGAAGACCATGAAGTTTAAGACTATAGCCTCTGATAAGGAGCCCGCTGATAAGTTTGAAACTGTGATATCACAAGTGCCTGCAGCGGTTGCTGTACACTGGGACATATACGCACCAGAAGTACCGGCTGATGCGTGATGTACAAAAACAACGTCGTTCGCAGCGACTGCGCTATTAGTTAATACAAATGTCACTTCTACCCCAGCAAGGAGAGCAGCACCGTTCATAGTAATAGACCCACTTGTTGCATTCAGCGTTGCTCCGGTAGACTTGCTAGTTGCCTGTGTGACTGTGCCCCGACCGGGAAGTGTCATTGCTTGGGTTGCTGAGCCCCCGCCTGCCCCGTCATCAGTCGCATTCCATCGGGCGACTTCGACATCGTTTACCCAAAGACCCATCTGACTATTAATTGTGTCGTAGATGAGTCCTCTAAGTTTTGCCATATTATTTTCCTTCTCCCACTAAAACGTAGGTAAGACACGGAGGAAGATTGAGGGCCCTTCCCCAAAGCCTGTCAGGGGTGTTTCGAGGCACAGCCCCACAAGCCTTGCTATTCTATTTTATCCGCCGCGACTCTTCCATGCGTAGAAGTAGTCTACTGTAGTCTCATGAGCAAACGCCCCGTGATTTTCGTGACCAATGTACGGCGTCAGAACTGCATCACGGTCAATGTTTGTCGTGAATCTCTTTTGGTAACTCCGGCCCAGGTTGTCTACAATTGTAAACTCAGCAACAGCGGGGTTTCCTGCGCCCTGGTCATACAGAACGACACGATAGGTCGCAAATGTATCGGCAATAGGTGCAACGCCGGTGAAACGAAGGTTTGCAATTGCCTCCGGAGTATCATTGTCATCATCGACCCAGAAGGCATGCCAATCGTCGTTGGTTGCATCCGTATCGAAGAGGAGCCCTGCGGCAGTAGTGGCAGTCGTTGTGAAAGTTGTACCCGAAAGGGTCATAGGGATAAGGTCGGTCTCTGATGTGGCATCAGTGAAGCCGATGAATAGGCCTACTGTAGTAATCACATCGAGGTTCGCTCTCATTTCCACCCCAAGAATTCCGTCCTGCACACGCCAATTAAGGTTTCCGGACAACTGGGCTGCATCGCCATCAGTAGCATCTGTATCAAGCTGAACAGTTCCGTCCTGTTCAACACCAGTAATTGCGACAGTACCTCCGGCGGATACTGTGCTTACGTAAAGGTCGCCGTTAAGGGTATCCCCAAGGAAGTCATCGAAAATTTCGACCATTCCACGAGGTGTATCTGCGGGCATTTCTATTTTCTCCTATCTGGCATCTTCGTTGCCAGTTAATCTGATTGTTTGATAGGTTTGTTTAATCGCCGCGACGTGTACCAACACCTCGCCGCCCGAATCGTTTCCGAGGCGCACGAGAAGTTGAACTAGCCGCTGTTTTAGGCCCCCGGCTAGTCGAACTAGCACGAGGGGTCGGGGTAGGAGTCGGCTTTCTCCGCTTTCTCCCATAGGCTTCCGGCTTCCCAATAGGCATCTAACTGCCTCTTATGAAGTCGGAGCCGTAACATCGCTGAAGATTTCGTACAGCCAGTTACCACTAGAACGTTCGCCGTAAGCGTACTCATCATAGATGATAAGCTCATCAGCGCCGCCACCAAGCTTCTCGTTCCTTAGAGGAACCGTGCGGGGAGCACGACCTTGCACGAGGACGATAGCTTCCTTCGCGAAGACACCACCCTTAGCGTCATCATTAGCATCAGTTGAGATGTTATTGTCCTCAAAGAGCATAGCGCCATTGATTGCGCCTCGGAAGCCCTCTCGGTAAACACGAGCCGTCTCGCCTTCCGGAATAGTGTATGTGCCGACGCCAGCCGTAACTTCGTCGTACAGGTCTTTCATCTGGAAAGCGTGAAGAACTCCGTAGAACGGAGGGTTACTCGGCTCATTTCCACCACCGAACCGCACACGGGAAGCCGCAGCAGCAACGTGGCCGGAAGTTAGAGTCGAACCAGCGCCAGGAAGGGAAGTCGTAGCACCGTCCAACATGACGAGGCCATCTTCATCCTTCTTGCGCTCAATTGCATTCTGGGCCAGCGGCCCAATCTTGCCAAGAGCATTCTTGGAGATACGAGTCTTGACTCTATCCGTAACCACCGTGTGAATAGCTGTGACAGTCGGAGTGACTGTAAACAAGCTATCAGATAGCAACTGCGGATTGTCGAGGTTCGTAGTCTCAGTAATTCCCTGAGCAGTCAAGGCCGCAAAGCTAACCTCACGCCATGAGAGCCCCTCACCCTCGTCAAGCTTTTCGGGCGAGACAAGCCGCTGCATAACGCCCTCGTACTCTCGTACGATACGTGCTCCTGCAACAATTGTCGGTAGGGAATCGACTAATGCTCCGGTTGTAGTTTGACCAGAAGCCATTTTCTTTACCTCAATTAAATCTTAATGCCCTTCTTAGCGAGCATCTTACGTACTTCATCAGGCGGCAGGTCAATGTCCCCGCGTCCGTATTTGTCAAGAAGTTCCTCATCACTGCCACGCGGCAGGGACGACACGCCTCTTGACTGTTCAACACCCGGAACAGGGGCATTGCCCTTGTCCGAGTCCTCGGAGCGCTTGGTCAGACCATACTCCTGTAGGGTTGCTGCTAGCTCCTCGGAGAAAGCCTTGCGGGTCTCTTCAGTAGCCTTCTTAACTTCTGCATCTCGTGCAGCCGCACTTAGTGCATCCACAAAATCTACCACTGTCCCCTTCTTCTCCGTTATTGAAGCTGCAATTTCTTTAATGGTGTCTTCCCCGAGCGCCTTAAACGCTGGCCTCTCTACAATCATATCTTCGATTGTACCGCTCACCATACTAGCGGCCTCTTGAAGCTGGCGGGCTTGCCGCCTCTGCTCCACGGTTCTCTGGCCAATCTCAGTGAAGTCCTCGGACTCTTCAAGAGTCGCGAACTCTGCCTCTTCGGCCTCCCTGCGCTTCTGGTTAGCGTAGTCTTGCGACCGTTGCCTATACGTGCGCTCGATGCGGGCTGCTTCTTTGTCCTTTAGGGACTGCAGCCTCTTCTCGAAACCGGGGAGTGTGGCTAGCTTATCCTCAGGTATCTTTGCGATAAGCGCCTCGAACTGCTCCGTTGTGAGGTTTTCGGGATTGAATCCCGCGTCGGTCTCTGGGGTTCCCACTTGCTCGCCGGTGGACTCCACTTTGGAAGTTACCTGCTCGTCGGGCATTGAAGCCTCCTAAACACGAAAAGCACCGACTCGCGGTGCTCTCCTTTAATTTGACCTTTTCCTATATTATAACACACTTGGAGAAGTTTGTCAACCCCTTGTGTGAGGGAGTTTTATGTACTCCGAGGACGTTGTTCTTACAATCTTATTGTATCATATTTTGAAGCATTTGTCAAGAGAAGAAGGGACTGTTACTAAGATATTCGATTTCCTGCGGAAGAAACTTCCCAGATGAGCCAAAGAACCACCAGCCTGCCATTGGACTAAGCCACGCTTCCGGCCCATACTCATCTTCTGTCGGGTGCTGTACACCTATACAGTGCATCATCTCATGAAGGAGAGCACCTCGCATCTTGTTCTCAAGTCGTAGACCGCTACCATCTATAAGCTCTAGCCCCGCCACATTCCCGCGTATTAGTTCCATAGCCCAGGCACTCGGGCCACCAGTAACCCCCGGCCCCCACGGTTCAAGAGCATTGTCTGGGGCAGGCGAGCAACTCCACGAAGAACGACCAGCCATATTTGCAAGGGTACGGACTTCTCCGGTTGCAAAGAGAACATAGAGCCGCTTATGGTTGCAGAACTCTATGCGTTGCCCCGTTGAGTCGTAGTACGCCTTTTGGAGAAGATGGTCTCGGAAGTCGTAGTAGAAGTTAGGACGTGCATAGTATTCCTCAGCCGGCAACGGAAGGTTGATTACTTTCGCGGGGAGAAGCCGAAATGTCTTGCCGACTTGACTAAGGCACCAGTCCTGTAGTACAGACAGTGTGCGGTCTGTGCCAGTACGATAGTGAGAGTCATAAGGCCAATTCTTAGTAATGCCCACAAGGGGCACAATAGCGAGGGGATTCTTCTGCCAGTGCAATATAACCTCCTATAGATATAACTATAGTAATTATACTACATTGAGTTCAGAATGTCAAGGCTTACTCCGGGCGGTACGGAACCCATGCATTTCTTGCCAAATCTCCTTGTCCTCGTCGCTGAGGCCACGCCAAGTGAAGGGATAGAACACAGCTAGGTCGGGATTCTCCATAACTAGCTCGTCCTTCTTGGTATTCAAGACTTGTTTACCGATTGTCTTGAAGGTGGAGACGAAGGCCGTGGCTGCAATCTTCTGGTCGGCAACCCCTGCTGTAAGAATATATTTTAGTATCTCTTGCCGGTCAATGCTCACACCACTCGCAGCTATGATGTCCCGGACTTGACTGGCCACGTCGAGTAGCTGGTCAACCTCGACGCTCTCGGCCTGTGTCAAGCCATTATACTTAGGCTCGTCAAACCACGTTCGTAGATGCTTCTCCACGTCCCGGCGACGTAGTTCAAGGGCTACCACTTTCGAGTCTCCATAGAAGTTAGCTGGATTCTCCACGGCCTTACGTGCAGCAGGGGTCATTTGCTTCTTGATGGCGTCGATTTCCTTCTGTCGGGCATCCCAGTCTACGTTGGTCGTCCCATCTTCGAGGGTCGTAATGTAGTTCGTGGGGTCGAGCGCTTCATAGAAATCATCGGTAAGCTGGTCATCCTTGAGTTCGGGTTCGTCCCGGTCATCGAAAGTGAGACCAAGGCTGTTCGCTGCTTCATCCTTCTGGCCTCGGGCGAAATTTTTCACTGTCTTGCCCTGTTCAAGGTACACAGCAGCGCCGCCCGGTACACCGTAGTTAATAGAATTAGCTAGCTCTGCCAACTGGGTATCCCGGTCGTTGTTAATTTTCTCAGTGGAGTCCCGTAGCTTCTGGGAAGGACTACCTCGGTCTCGCTGATTCTGTTCGTAGGATTCCCACGAACCACGGATATCGTCGTCTATCCGCTTGAGTTCATCTAGCTCTACCTTAGATATATCCTCGAACTTGCGCCCCGTCTGCCGCTCAACAGTCTCTTGAAAGATTTGCCATTTACTGACAGGGAACTCTCTAAGACCAAGGCCACTGGCAATCGCGGCTTCCGGGCCGCTTTCGATGAGAGACTGGATGGCAAATGGCGTCATCCGAGTGCTTAGATACTTAAGGAAGTCGTCAGGATGCTCGAACGGGTCGGGCACTTTCTCTCCTGTGAATGTCTGTTTAGAGACTATATCCCAGAGAAGGGATACGGCGGGGGAGGAACGTCCTCGGGCAAACTTGGCGAAGGTGTTCGCAATATCCAATCCAAGCGCGTCAGGGGTCTTACCCTGCTCTATGCCCCTAGCCGTGGTTTTACCAACGTTACCAATCAGCCTGAGAAAGCCTGTGAGAGGCCCGCCGAGTCCGACATTGAGGCCACTGACCCGAACTGTCATGAAGCGGGTAGAACTTGGGTCAAAGTTGGGCTTCTGGCCTAGTGCGTAGGCAGTCAGGGCATATGTTCCCACCGCACCCGCAACGAAGGTGCCGAGTGTTCTACGGGCTAGGTTACCCCGGATACCGCCACGGAAAGCGTCCCCGATAAGCTGAATCTCGGCCCAGTAGTACCGACCAGCGAAGGGGAGGGTGTCAGCAGCCAGCTTGGTGCGCTGTCCTATCTGTGCCGTCTGTAGGTTGGATAGTCGGCCAGTAGCTTCAGAGATAACTCGCGCCACGCTCTCAGATACATCCTCTCCGGGTTTGGCCTTGAGACCAAATGGGGAGAACAGTCGTGCTCGTACCCTCTCTAGTTTAGAACCGCCCGCCTTGAGGAGACCCGTCTCGGCCTTAAAGCTTTCAATAGACAGCACATTCAGAGCACGGTTCCATGCTTCTTGGCCAAGTGTAAAGGGCTTGAGCACTAATCTGCCGACCGGATTCCGCTCAATAGCATGGAAAAGATTACCAGAGAAGGCAAAGTCCGTCTTATGGAATGCCCCCTTTGCAGCTATCCACTCACTAATAAGGTCATTATTCCTCACAACCCAGCCATCATAGACCTGTGGGTCGAATAAGGAGAGAATAGAGATACCTGTAGACTTGAACCCTGCGATGGGATGCAGCATGGACATTTTGAGGGACTGTAGCCCCTGATAGGAGGCGTCTAGTGAGGCCCAGATAGGCCGGAACAGCCCGTTGATTGCTTTAGCAATATTGGCACTATCGGTGACTACGCCCATCTTCGGAGGCTGGAACCCTCTGCGGATAAGGTCACGATGCTCAGCCTTGAACACACGGCCTGTGAGTCCCAAGTCCTCTGGGCCGAATACTGCCTCACCCCGTCCGGGCACACGGCTCCGACGCACGGCAGTTTGGAGTGCTTTCTTGGCAGCACTCAGCGCCGCCCGCTGCTTAGTAACAATGGGCTTCTGGCCTGCGATGGCCTCTTGCAGCCGTCCAATTTCTCCCTGCCACTTCTGTACAGTCTCGGGTCGGCGGACTGCCGCTTTGCGGCCATAGGCACGGCGTAGTTCGGCCCGCATATCGGACAGGACTTTGGAGGAAGAATTGAGCGTATCTTGAGCAGTAGTGATAGCATTATCGAACTTTGCCGAGGTTCGCTGTGTGGCAGTCTCACCCAGCAGGGATAGACGCCGATTCCGCTTAGCGTAGGCGATAGCCGTTCCCATGTTCTTGACAAAGTATTCTATCGTTGTAGCTGGGTTGGCGTATTTTACATTATTCTTTGTTGCATCCTCTGCCAACTCGTAGTAGCGGTCAAAAGAGAACGACTGTTTAGTGCCCCGTCGAGGGCCACGGAGAACAAGCTCTCCCCCGATTTCCTCGGCTACTCGGGGTATGTAATACTGCCCCTTCTTGTGCGTAGCCCGGAATATCTTGCGGAATTTCTTGAGGAGAGGGACACCAGCTTTGATTCCTTCGTCTACCCACTCCTCCACGAAGCGGCCATAGGAATGTGTAGCTAATCGCTGAGCATCGTCCACCCAGTCGTAGGCGTCGGGGTCGGAGGCTACGTCGAAGAAGTTGAGGGTCTGTCCGGTCTCACGGGGACTAACCCCGCTGACGATGCGTCCTTCCTCATTAACCTTGAGGCCAATCTGTCGGAACTTCCCCCGCCATAATTCTTGGGAACGGGTTCCCTCAGCCCCAGCCGTTTCAATGTCTAAGTAGAAGCCCTGCCGAGTGTCTTCAATAATAGTCTCGGCAGGTTTTCCGGGCAATATAGGACTAGGGTTTGGTATCTGGCCGACACGAGTTTTAGCAAGTCGAGCATCTGTTATAGCCTCGGTATAGGAACGAACACGAGCGGCTCCGGGCTCTAGACCTTCGCCCAGGGCTACACTCAAGTCCCCATAGGAAAGGGCTTCAACAGTAGTAGGTTTAAACTTTTTACCTACACGCGGTCGTAGGAACCACTGGTCACCAGCTTGTTCTACATCTTGCGAATTAACCTCGAAGCGATAGACCTTGCCAATTTCACCTCTGTTAGTGCGGGCTCGGGCAAACCCGGCGGCCAAGCTCCGGTCAGAAGTCAGGCCTGCACCAGTGAACTTTCCAATAATACCCTCTGGCCCAGTCCCATGATAAAGGATAAGTTTCCTTGTAGGCGTTGTCTCCGGAGCCGGGACAGGTCGAGCCGTCCGGCGCAATGTATCCCGAACCTCGGCAAACCTATCCAAATCATCGGCAGTGGACTCAGCATCCTGTGCTTTCGTCCAGAGGCGCGTGTTCTCCGCTTCGAGATCAGTGGGCTTTAGAACTTTCGGAGCAGCCTCAGCAGCATCGTCAGCCACCTTCTCAATCTGGTTAAGGTCAGTGACTAGCCTACGGCCTGTCGAGTCTCTGACAGTCACCACACGGTCTACAGCAGTCTCTACGATACCTTCTAGTTCCTCACCATCCGGAGTCTTGCCAAACACACGGGAGCCGACTGTGGGCCGGACTACCTCGTCGGCGTCTTGCAAGGCACGGATGACCATACGGCCCTCCGGCGCCCCGTCTGCGCCTCTGTATCCTCGTCTAATCCAGCGTAGACCACGAGCGAAGTCGTCTACCTTAGTTACGCCAATACCCGGAGTAAGATTTAAGGGGTCTAGGAGGAAGCTCCCCACCACGCGGTCGTAGATACCAACTTCTTTAAGTCTATCGCGGAGGTCGGCTTGGTCTTTCTCATCTCCAACTGCCGCCTTGAAGGATGCCTTGAGATTGCCGAAGGTGTCTTCCCGCGCTTCCTCGGGAGCTTTACCCCCACCGGGAAGGAACTTAAGGACTGGCTTCGGCGCACCAACGAGCCGGGCAACTTGTCCGGGTACGCCTAATGGAGTAACGGCAGCAAGGTTCTCAAAAGTTTCTCCGGCTGCTAGCTCCTGTGGCTCAAAGACACGTCGGTTTACTGTGCCAAAGGCGCGGCTTAAAACCTTCTCAATTGGGTTCGGCCCCGGAGGAGGAAATGCTCCTTGTGCTGCTCGCTCCTCAGCAAGACGCGCAAAAGACCTATCAGACAAGGGGGAGGGGGTGCCGCCTTGGACTACCTTGTTGGCATTAGCAACATTGCGTTGGCGTTCGAGGTCAATCTGACGGCGATACTTACGCGTAGCCGCCCGCTGCTGTCGACGGAATGTTTGCTTTGGAGTTTCAAACCGTTCTAAACCAAATGCCATAATCTTCTTCTAAAAGTTGGGCCTAGCTCGCCGGGGAGAGCACCGACTACTAGGCCCGAAGGAGGTGTATAAGGTGTTGTATGGGTGCTAGAACACACCCTTGGGGGTTACATCTTCGATGAGGCGCATGAACTCCTGCGGGTTCACTCCGCCGCCAAGACTACGATTACCCACCCCGAAGGCGGAGCTAAGGAGTGTGCCAAGGTCAGTCCCACCGAATTGTACTTGGCGGGCTACACTCTGGGCAGAAGGAAGTCCCTCAACACCCTGTTCGCTGATACGGGCACTCCCGCCCTCACGTTGGCCAATTGCCTTGCGGAGAGCCTGCTCAACTTCGGTCTGTCGGCCTCGAATCCCGGCCATCTCGCCAAGTTCGCTAAACCGACCGCTGCCAGTAATGTCCGGAGCTAGTCCCCGGCCAAGCAGAATCGCCCTAACAGGGTCGATGCCATAGGTACGCGTGAACTCAATATCACGCTCTTGTGTTAAGCCAGCAATACGCTGCCGTTCCTCAGCCTCTCGGCGAAGGCGCTCCTGTTCCCGCTCGAACTCTTGTTGCAGACGTATCTGCTCAAGCTCTCGGGCTTTTAGGAACTCTTGGCCTGCCTGTGTTTCAAGGAATGTTGGAGGCGCAAAACCTCCACCAGCAGATGCGGCTTGTTGGGCTAAGATGGCTTGTGCTAATGCGTTAGCGTCAAAGCCTCCACCAGCAGAAATACCGGCTCGCTGTACTCTGCGACGATCAGCTTCACTCCCGCCTAATCCTGTAGTAACACGGGACTGTGCCCGTGCTCTGCGCTTACGTGCTAGATGAGCCATTAAATTACTCCGCCTCTGCGCTGGCTCTCCATCTCATTGATTGTTTTAACAAAGTCTTTCCGTACCAATACCCGACCATCTTCCTTGGCTCGAACATTCTTAGCAACAAGCTCTGCCATGCCCTCAGGGTCTTGGAGTAGCTCGTTGTACTGTATGTATCGGTCGTTCTCACTGACAGGGAGGCCACCCATAGGACGTTCTCCAATAGCAGAGAGAAGGGCTTTTCGCTTCTGGAATAGGCGGATACCTAGTTCCTTAGCAGCATGGTCAAGCCGGTCGGCTAGTGCTTTGGGGGAAGCTTTATTCGTCATACTCATTGTCTATTATACCACATTCTCAGGAGTTTGTCAACCCGGTGTACTGACTTGGGCTGCGGAGGGCTGGGGCTGAGTTTTTGGAGTCAGCAGTCCTCGGCCCCCTTGAATTGTCTGCGGCGCACCACCTTCGGGGTACGGCCCCCGACCAAGACCAATGCCACCTTCTTCCGGCGTTCCTCCACCGATTACTTGCTGCAACGCAGCCGCAATCTCGGGCGGGAGGGAACCAACGTCTATCCCGGACATGTCCTCGAACTCATCCTCCTCGACCAGTAGGTCAAGTTGGCGCAGAGCCGCAGTAAGCACGGCGCTGTCGGCTTCCTGAGTAGCCTCAAGGCGGGCGATGGTGCCTTCGAGGCGGAGAGTAGCCGGGTCTTCAATGTCCAGAATATGCTCCATAATCCAGTCCTCGGGGAGGCCAAACTGCTTGGCCATGTTAGCCGTGCCAAGGTCTTGTGCTCGGTCGGTTGGGGACTTGGGTTCAATGGAAGCAGTCACTCGGCCCAGTGCAGACTTGGCCATAGAAGGGGTAATCTCTTCCCCGTCGATGGAAACCGATTCGCCAAGGTACATCACACCACGTAGGAATAAGTCCATGACGTTCGTAATGCCCTGAGCCATGTGTTGGGCTAGTGGAACAAGCTTAGCTCGTGCCACGTTAATCCGTAGATTGACTTGAAAGGCCGGAGCCGACCCCGCAACACGGCCATAAAGAACATCTTCGAGGGTATGGCGCTGGATTAAATCATCAACCTGCTGAGTAAGCAGCACAGCGTCAGGCAGATGCTCAGGCGGGGGCAGTGGCCGCAGGTCTTCGTCCGCATACTCAGTTGTAACCCCGCCAAGATTCACAGTTAGGGTCGGACGCTCCCGCCCTTGGTAGACAGCAGACCCTTCGGCGAGTTTCCACACATAAGAGGGCAGATAGTAGGCCCAGACCATCGTAGCAAGACGGGAGATAAGCATATCGTAGGCTTCAAGGGGCTCTTGAGCATCAGAGAGGAACGATTTGTACCGTCCGTCCTTGTCTTGTAGCTCTGTTTTCATTCCCGGTATCATAATAACCGGGCATTTTCCCAATCCGTGCTCCCAGACCCGCAATTCCTCGAAATCGGAGATGGGCTGCGTGATAATTGACTGGATTTCGTTGTTCGTGCCGGTCAAAGGCTTGGTATTTACTAGGTAATAGCCCACATAGTTCGGGTCAGTGTACTCTAAGCATAACATTTCATCGTACCACTCGGCGTCGCCCCGCGCCAACATCTGTTTTACGTTGGCCGAGCCCATCTCTTCGGCTAAAACATAGGCCGGGACAAGCTTTTCTTCGAGGGCACAGAGCACATTGTCACTCAAGTCTACTAACGGCAGGATATTCTGGGTCGGAACGTGCTGAATGACAAAGGGAAACTGTCCCTCAGTCTCTTTCCACTTGCGGACTCGTGCCAAATATGCCTTCCCAGTCTCATCTTTCTTCCTAGTTGGGTAGCCGTGCTGAGTTGTCCAGACAGTAGGAAGCGTCATGGCCTTGATAAATGACCGAGCAGGACCCAGAACGTCTCTCCCAACCCCCGGCCAGAAGTCGTTGGCGAGTAGTTGCTGTTCAAAGAGCTTAGCACACACTCGCTCAACTTGGTCAGACTCTAGTTTGGCTTCCGTTGTGAGGTCACGAGGCTGCATTTTGAACTTGGGCTGAGCCATAAGCAAGCCATTGGCATGCTCAATGATACCCCCAGCCCGTCCTGAGTGTATCTCGATAGGCTCCATATTTCGCTTCTCACTGGGCTCAAGCATATCCACGACGTTCCTCTTGTGGATAAGGTCACGGAGGCGCTCCTCAGTAGCTAGCCGGTCACTCCACTCGGTGGTCAGCTTCCGGAAAAGCTTCTGTACACTGTCTTTAGTTGGCCGGGGTATCGGAGGCATGGAGCTATCTTATCCTGACTAGAGCCGGTGCAGAGTAAATGCGCTGCGACGGACTAGTCCCACACTTTGGGCAGGTAGTGGGGTCTTTATACTCAGAAATACTACGTCGGACATCGAACCCATAACCGCATTTTGGACATTGAAAGCTATAAACAGCCATAGTTTACTCCATGATTAGGCGAGGCCGAGGCCTGTCGATAATAGACGAAGGATGGCGAAGGCGGGTAAGGTTATCCACAAGGATGAAGAGAGCATCTAGGTCATCGTCGTGGGAGGCGTAGGGGAACCTTGTAAGATTGTACTTGGCGTCTTCATACCACTCCGCACTTTTAGGGAAGAGTACATGTCTGCCATGCAAGAAGGGAGCAAGAGCGTGGGCTCGGGTGGTCTTTCCCCCACGGTATGTAACGGGCACGGTCGGGATATGTGGCGAAGATTCCATAAGAGTTTGAATCGCTGGCGTACCAGAGGCGGCATCTTCAATCCAGATATAGGACTGTCCCCAGGCGATGAAGGAGTTGTTGATTTGTTCAAGGAGTTGAGGAAGTCCCCAGCGTCCCTTGACTCTATCGAGGACATAGACGCGCCCCCATCTATCCATGCCACCGACGTATCCGACACTAAAGTCATTTGATTGTTTCTCCTTAAAAGCTGTATCCCAGCCCGAAGCTACCAGTAAATCCCCGTTCCGAAATAGAGTGTCGGGGGTGTCGCTATAATCACTGAGATATTGTATGATTCCCGTCTCGCCCCCGGTTGTGTCCCCCATGTATTGAATGGCAAACAGGGCTGGTGCCTCGTAACGGATAGCGTTGAGGAACTCCCATGTATAGGCTTCGGGCCAGTATGACCGGCCATTGTTATGGATGGCCGGAGTGTACAGGACACGCCACCCTTTTTGCTTAGTAAGCTGGCCAATGAAATCATCATCAGCCCATCGAGTGCCGATAACAACTTGCCAAGCCTTCTGAGTAAGTCGTGTCCTAAGTGCTTTTTCATAATTATCAAATACCTTGGCCCGCAAGTTGGGTGTAGCCGCATCCTTTGGGTCATGTGGGTCATCAACAAGGAGGCCATCTAAACGGTAGGCCACCACTGAGGACTTCATTCCCCCGGCACGAAGTGTCGGGTGCGGGTCTCCCACTTTCTCTCGGACTACAATGAACTCCTTGTCTCCCCACTTGTCCTTGCTTGGGGATATCTCCGGGAAGATAATGCGATAAGGCTTAGAGCCAGTGAGGAGTTCCTTCACAGCCCTAGACCGAGACCAACCAACTTGGTCTGAGTACGAGAAGAGACCATAATGGTCGTCCCGCGCTCTGCCTATCATGTAGGCGAGGTACGCACACATGATGGTGGTTTTGCCCGAGCCGGGTGGGGCTATAATGCATAATTTCTTTCCCGAAGGATTATCCGCTACTTCTTGGAGGGCGGCTACCCATTCCTTCTGGTGTGGTGCAGGCTCGAACCCATACACGAATCGGAGAAAGTTTGCGAATGACCGGCGAGCGTCTTGTCCTTTGTGCAGGAGGGCCTTA